AATTTTTTCACAGATTTCCTCTATAAAAAATGGATTTTCATACATCATTTCTGTTTGATATGCTTCATCTTGTAATGATGAAGAATTATATACGGGACAAGAACATGATTTTTCTACTAAATCAACCATATCTTCAATCCAAAATGTCTTTTTCTCATGTATATCTAATATTTCAACACTAATTTCAGCCATACATCTTTGATTATGTGCTCCATAATCAGATATCTCCTTAGAAACTGGACATAAAGAACTGTATGGTATATTTGTTTTTAATATAAATCTTGTTTTTTGTTCATCAAACACAATTTGAATAGATGATTCATACCTAGAAATTGATATTTTACCAGAAACTGGTGATTTTTTATTCAAAAAATAATCAAAATCAACCTCTAGACTACCAGAAGTAGAGTTTAATTCATTTTTAAATGTATCAATATATAATTTAACTAGTTCTTCGATAGAAGAAAATTTATTTTCAAACAAAAAATCAGATATTTTATTAATATTAGAACCATTAATGTTAGAATTTAACTGTGAAAGAATTTTTACTCTACTACTACTAGAATTACATGTATTATCTTTTCTTTTTATAGTTAAAGGTAAAAAAACATCATCACACCCTATTAATATAGGGTGTGATGAGTGAGATACCTTTTTTTCTGTATAAAAAATGTCGGTTTCTTCTTTTTTTATAGGCATTTTGTTATAAATCCTTGAGGATTTCTTGAATCTTTGCATCAGCATCATCAAAATCAGACGAGCTTTCGCTAGGTTTGTTTGGAGAAGCTGAACCAGCAAAGGTTTCAATTTCGACCATACTATCAATATTTTCAATTTCTTCATGAACTGGTTTTTGTGCGCTTTGTTTTTCTCCTTTTTCCAAACCAAGGAAGTGGAAATTCAACATTTCTTCGATCTCGTCATATGTTTTATGATTAAAGATAGAATCTAGTTGTTTAATGCTAGAATAAATATCATTTAGGTTATCAAGACCCTCTATTTTAGAGGGAGACATGAATTTAGAGCTAACATATTCCGGATATCCTCCAGAGTTTTGTTCAACTTTGATTTTAAAGCTACATCCCTTATCAGAAAGGTCAAAAACTCTAGATCCATACTCATCAGAATCATCACCAGTAATCGCATCTGTGATAATCTTATTAAGTTGACGGCCATATCTAAGAATTTTCACCTTTCCTTCATTTTCTGGATTTGTTGGGTCTTTAATTACGAAGACATTAGCCAACCAAGATTCATTTCTTTTGATCGGTCTTGTCTTTTCGATTTCAGTTTCATTCTTGGTGCGATATACTCTAGAACGATATTCTTCGATAGGGCATTTCTCTCCATATGTGGTTGGACAGAGGAATGAAATCATGTTATTTGATACAACACTCTTCCACATGTGGTGGTAATAATGGAAAAAGGTTCTATCTGGTGCTTCTAGGTTTGGAAGAAGTCTTACCACATAAGTCTTACCAGTTTCCATTTTCATAAAATCCTTAAAATTACTCTCTGTTGTAGTTTTTTTATTAAGAGCATCTTTGATGGATTCGAATAGATTTTCAGTATATTTAGTCATATTGTTCAGCCTTCATATTATTATTATTTTTTTGTAAAGTCAAATTATTTTTGACAAAATTTTGTGTGTGTTCTATCCATAATTTGATTTTTTGTTTAGATGAACAATTATTAAATCTTACCTTATAAGATTCTATATTTTTGAACAGGTGAGGTATCCATAATTCTATTTCATCTTGTTCAAGATTTCCTAGTCTATTACTCCAACCACACGCTATAATACAATATATGTTTATTTTACTTTCTTTGTAATCCTTTACCCATGTAGGTAAACACAATGTTTTATGTTTAATATAATCATCAAACAAAATATTGTTTCTAACACAAAAAGATCCTATATGGACTATACTATCTTTTATCTCTTGTAGTTGTGAGTCCGGTGATGTGTTTTCTTTATATTCTTTATATAAAGAAAAACATTTGATAGCTTTTCTGGAATGAAAAAACCCAATTTTAGGATAATTGTCATTTGGATAAACGAAAGAAAACGATTCAAAGAAAAAATTCCAATCTATATGCCTGAATTTATTGAAAAATAATTCTAACTTGTATAAATCTATCTTTATTTCATCAGAAATATCATTAAAATCTTTTCTAGGTGTATATGGATTTCCTTTCCTAGAATGTTTCAAATAACAATTGTAAATTTGTTTTTGTTTTTCTGTTATTTTCAAATTTTTTATTTGTTAAATTTTGATCTAAATATTTTTTTATAAAACCCAGGTATATTATCTACATATGTTTTGATAACATATTGTAAATTATACTCTCCCAGTAAATCGCAATAAATTTTTTGTGTTTTTTTGTCTTCTAGAATTATTTTTAATAAATTTAAAAAATTTAATTTTTTATTATGACATATACAAATAAAAGAACCAAATTTTAATGTTATTTCTTCAAATTCGTTAACATCTAATGAATTTGAAGGATTCATTAATTTTTCTATTTGTTGGTGTGATGTTATAATCATTCTGGTTTTAAATTTTTCATTAATTCCATAAAAATAGGTGTTAATTTTCCAGCCGATGAATTAGCATTCCCACCACCTTCACAAAATTTTTCAGCAAATATACCCATATCAATATCATTTATTTCTGTTTTCTTCCGCATATGTACTTTCTCTGTTTTGGTATTGATATAAAAAAATATATCTGGATTATAATTACGCATCAAACAATCTATTACAAGTACATTATATTTTTCACCGATAGCAGCAATTGTTTTGTATTCTTTTCCTTTTATAGAAATATTTCCTTTGAATTTTTGAAGTTTTTCTACCTGTGAACAAGCATATTCTTTTTCCATATGGATAATATGCTTTTGATTTTCGGTGAATGGCTTAAATCCATCCTTATAATCGTTAATAAACTTTGAAAATTTACCTCTATATTCAGACCAGAATAAAATATTCAAATCATAAGACTCTTTTAATTCTAATTTATAAGAATCAAAATCGTTAGCCAATGCAATTAAATATTTTTTTTCTTTAGAAATATTATCAAGACACTTTAAAAATGAATTGTATATTAATGCTGTATTTGATGTTGTTTCTTTAAAAATAATTTTTGCGTTTTTAAATTTATCTGTAAATTTGCTTGAAGATTTATGATGATCAACAAATACGAATTGTTCCATGTCTAAATTTAGAAACGTTTCCCTCAAAGGAAAGTCCATGACGATGGTAGATGGTAAATTAATGGTTCTATCTTTATAAGATATTAATTTTTCTTCTATAGTATTATTAAAACATTCTTCATACTCGATAACGTCATCAGGTTTAGCCCATGTTAGGCATAATAAACTAACAGCACCATCTAAATCTCCATGTGTAAAAATTTTATATAGTTTAGACATTGATATATTTATACTAGTTTTAAATTATTCAACATCATCACCTAAAGATTCAAGTAAACTCATGGTACTTGATATGCTTGTTTCTTGTGATTTGTTGACTTTAGGAGTTGTTGAAACTACGAATGATGAAGACACTTCATCTGGATCTTTTAGAGTTAATGTCGGGTAATCTATCTCAAGAACAGTATGACAGTCTCTAGGACCAAATCTATTTTTTGTAATTCCTAAATGAATTATTCCTAATTCAACATCTTCTTTCTCTGTCCAAATAGAAAATTGAGCATCTGCTGTATGTGAAAGACCCATAGATTCACTAGTTGTCTCTAGACCAGGATTAGCTTCGTTATATCCACTTCTATTGGTTTGTGTGGCTGTTATAACAGGACACTCAAATGCATAAGACATAGCTCTAACCATTTCTGTTATTTCTTTTACAGCATCGTATGATGACATACCCTTTTCTGCTGGTGCTATAAGATTTAAATAATCTAACACAATAACATCAGGTTTAATTCCAGATGATATTAATTTTTGTATGTATGTTTTTATGTGAGTTACTGAAACAGACTTTGGTGGAAATTCCTTTATTACAAGTTTTGAATTTTTATGTTTAACTTTATATGAATTTAATTTTGTTTTAAGGAGAGGTATTTCTGATGAAAGATTGTCCATAGAAATTTTTGATAACTGAGCACTTATTCTTTTAGCATAAACTTGTTCAGACATTTCCATAGAAATCAATACAACTGTTTTATCTTGGTTTAGAATATTTGTTGCTATATTTCCCAAAAATATAGATTTTCCTACGTTAGTAACACCATAAAATACATATAATGCTCGTCCAGTAGCCAAAAACCCACCACCTATTCTTTCATCCAACCATTTCCATCCAGACGGAATATATTTAAATACTTTTTGTAATTCTAAACAATGTTCGTCTATTTTTTCCAAGTAATCAAATCCATTATTGTCTATAAGAGAAATGGAACAAGCCTTTTCAAATGTTTTTAAAATTTCATATGTATCTATATCTCCGCTTTGAATGTTTAAAGATGTTTTTAAGACAGTATTAAAAACTGCTTTTTCTTTTAAAAATTTTTCTGTGTTTTTTAACAAAAATTCTTTGTCATATTTTTTATCTATATCTGAAAAACTACATAAAACCTCTTTTATACAATCTCTTTTATCTTTATCGGTTACATTTATTTTTAATTCTGTAGAATTAGGTATTTTTTTATGGTTTCTATAAAAATCACAAAGTACAGATATAACGGTTTTATGTTTCTCATTAGAGAAATATGATGTGTTTAAATATTCGTAAATACTTTCAAAATAAGATTGGTCTACAAAACAATTAAAGACAATAACCTTTTCAAAGAGGTCGTAATCAAAATCTACAGATTTAGCCATGTTGGTATAGTATTTTATTTTATCTATAAAGTCAAATAAAAAGGGGTGGATGTTGACTAAACAACATCCACCCCTTTTTTTGTTTCAATTTATTCGTTCAATAGAACTTCTTCCGACTTCGGTGATAAATTATTTGATTCTCTTTTAAATGTGAGTTGTGTTTTTAATTTTTCTTCCAGTTTTGGTAAAATTTTAGACTCCCAAATAGAATCATCATCTTTCCAGTCTTTATAAAAACCTAAAATCTCTTCACCAACAGCATATCTATGTCCTTGCTTATGAATAATACCATAACCCTCTGCCATCTCAAGCAAACCAGAATACTTTGATAACCCTGTTCTAAAGTTGAGATACATTTCACACTCCAAGAAAGGAGGAACAAACCTGTTTTTGGTTGTTAATGCTCTCATAGTTAATCCGTTCACATCTTTAGATAGAGGAGTTACATCATCAAGCGCATTTTTATTATCGGATTTACCTACACGCTCTTGTTTCGTTGACATTTGAACAAGAACAGAAGACATATATAGAGGTCCAGAACCACCAGATTGGCTTTTTATTAATGTAGGATATAAAGCACCAGGGTTATCGTAAATGTGGTTAGTGAAAACTACTGGACAATTAGCCTTTGCTGCTGCGTGTGTTATAGCTCTTAACATAGACTTCAAAGAAACTGCTCTAGCCCCCATGTCAGCTGAATCTTTCCCATCTTCAATTACCTTTGCTTCTCTAGCAGAAATTAAATTTCCTAAAGAATCTATAGCTAACATAACTTTTCCTTGAAGACCCTTCTCAATAATAGTTTTCAAAAATTTAACAATTTGATTTCTACATTCCTCGATAACCTCAATTGGACAATGTTTTATTTTCTTAGGATCACACCCTAAATTAATGGCAGTATCTGGATCTAATGCATTTTCTGTATCAAAATAAACTACATGCATTCCCTTTTTTTGAGCATTTGCCATGATTTTATTGACCATCAATGTTTTTCCACAGGCTTGAGGGCCAGCAAATCCTGTTATTCTTCCCATAGGAATTCCACCATATAAAGATCCAGATATAATCGCATTAAGAGCCATACACCCAGTATCAAGCCATTCCTTTACAGTTGATAATGTATTCTCATTTAAAAATGCTGCATCTGGATTTAAATCATCCAATACTTTAAATGCATCTTCAATTACTCCGTCGTTTTCTTGTGTTTCTATTGTTTCTTTTTGTTTTTTAGCCATAATAATAAAATTATATTACATGTTTTTGTAAAAAGCAACAAAATAAAAAACCTCGATTTTAGTCGAGGTTTTTTATTTTTACTTTTTGTATATCAACTATTCTATTCATCAAACAACTTAACCACATTCGGTGAACTATTATCAGAGGATTCTCCTAGATTAGTGTTTGGGACATATAGATTATTCTTATTGAAGATTTGTGAATATTGTGCTTGTAGTCTGAAATCCAAGGCATCAATACCAATCATTGTAATCAAATCTTTCTTAAATGTAAAAGAAATATCTGCTTCCTTTTCTGCTAGGAATTCTCTAAAGAACAATGGAAATAATTGAATAGACATTCTATTATCTTGTGTTGGTACAGTAGATAAAACTACTGGATTAACAACAACTAGGTTTTTTTCATCTTCTGATGAAAGTTCACCCACAATTGTTCTTCCGACATAATCCAAGAATACGGTTAATTTATTTTTTTGTGTTTCGCTCATATTAGACTTAATAATTTACACTATTAAAAATAAAAATCAACTATTATTCTCATCATCGTCTGAGAATAATTTAGAAAGATCTGTAGTATAATTACATTTAAGAGAAGGTGAACTCCAACCAATACAATTATAAATTCTTTCTAATGGAGGAAATACGGTTTTATTAAACATTTTTTCATAGTCTGGTTTAATATCCAAAATAAATTCAGTAGGGAATATTTCATTAAATGAAATAATTCCTATGTTATATTTGTTTTTACAAACATAAAAAATTTTTATTTTATTTCCGTTTGTTACCTTTTCATAAACATTTTGAATATTATATTCTTGTAATAATTTGTTATAATATATTGATGCCTTTACATGAGAAGGAGTACCTTTTGGTGTACTAAATCCTTTTGTTTTAGATTCATACTTTTCTATATCATTAACCTTTTTCCTAACAGATATTGAAGAAACATCCATGTTCAAAAATTCTTTATAAGAATCTATAAATATTTTATCAGAGTCTTCTTTTTTTTCTGATAAAATTACGGACTCGACTACATTTTTGATTAATGTTTTTACTTCATTAGACATTATTGATTTAGCTAACTCAACACCTTTATAAATAAATGGATTTTTTGGTTTATATCCTTCCTTATCTATTACGTGAAGTATATACATCTTCTTCTCCAAGAAGAGTCCTTTATCGCAGATAGTTTCACGCTTAAATACAAATCTAGGATCAATAGAATTATGTTTTTTATTCGACCAAACTATTATCTCTTTGTTTAATTTGTCATCTATTTTCTGAATTATTTCTTTTGAAGAATCACTTAATTCACCGTTATCATCCAATAGTTTGGTTTTATAATGTTTCAATAGAGGTTCTATTGTTAGAAAAATACTATCAGTATCTGAATATATGTATATATCTTTTTTTTCACAAATATATCCACTATCTTTAACATATTCATATGCTATGTCGGATGCTTTTTTAATTACAGATTGACCTGTTAAAGTAACACTAGCAGAATGATCAATATCGTATAATGGAGAAAATCTTTGTGCAAATGTTCCGTATATAGAATTCAAAACCAATTTATAAACATTCTGTTCTGTGTCTAAGTCTTGGATCTTTTGAATATCTTTATTTTTTATATCTATATCTTTTATATTTTTTAAATTTTTTTGAATTTCTGATATTTTATTTTTTGTTTTTACTCGTTCGCTATATAGTTTATCAATAAATGCAGGTACAACACCTTTGAATTTTTGAGTATATAAAACATCATAATCAGTTACACATATTTTTTCTTTTTGTATAAATTTTTCAAATTTTTCCTTTTGTAATGAAATAGTTTTTCCATTTACTAGTTCTATAAAAAAATTATCATTTTCTTTAGATATTATTTTTCCTAATTTTGTTTCTGGTGAAATATTTAATGAGATAATAGTATTAGGATAAAGACTGTTTGCATCATAACTGACTAATGATTCTCTAAGACCTCGTTCCGGTTCATGAACATATCCACCAACATATTCTTTTTTTTCATTCTCTGATTTGAATGTAGGTATCATCTTTCCTTGAAGCAATGCTTCGTGTGCTATTGCGCCTGTAATCATTGATACCTTTCCTGTTGCCTTTTCAAATGGAATAAATCCCTTATAAGACAATATTCTGACCAAGTTAAGATACTTTAAGGTTTCATCCAATTTAACAAGAAGTCTAACGTCTTGTATATTATATTTTACAAACAAATCCCAATCTGATTTTGATAATGATGCTAAATTACCAGACCCAAAATCTATTTTTCCTTCCTTTAATTCCTTTTCAGCTATATAATTTAAACTATATGACTCAGAATCTCCTCTGGAAAATGCTTTATAAATTATCATATAGTCCAAATTTGAAACACCTGATATGTACCATTTATCGTAAGGTTTGTTATATTTGTTTATAACAACACCTTCTCGTTTATAAACATTTTTTATTGGAGATAATCTTAAATATTCCTCATCACCCATTAAATTCTTGATTCGATTTATTAAGTATGGAACATCGAATGTTTCAGAATTCCAACCACACATAATATCTGGTGGATTTTCTTCCCAAAAAGACAAAAATTTATTTAATAACGAATATTCATCATCACAATGAATGTATACTTCATTATTATTTTTTGATTTGAACTTGTCTAACCCCCAACTAAAATATTTTTGAGTTAAAGTATCATACAATGTGATAAGATTTATGGTGTCCTTTGCTTCTGATGGTTCTGGAAATTGATCAGGACTGTATGTTTCTATATCCCAAAAATATATTCTTAACGGAAAAGAAGAATAATCTATAGTTTTTTTATCATCCCTAAAAGTGTTTATTAAAAAATCCTGTTCTATGTTTAAATTTTGAAACAATCTTTTAATAGGTGTTTCATTTACAAATTTATTTCTATAAAAATTATTTTTAAATGTTATTTTTTTTAAGTTTGTATTAAAAATAGAAAGTGCATCTGTATGAGATACACTTTCCACATATAAACTAGGTTCGTAACTTGTCTCTACTTTTAGTCTTTCACCATATTCATCCCATGTCCATAGATGAATTACTCCTTTATTACCATCGTATGCTATGTTTCTATACATTTAGAGAAATCATAGCACACGATATTTGTTTAATCAAGACTTTTGATCGGGATTTAAACTAATAAGCTCTGGATATTGTTCATTCCTCTCTTTAGATCCCCATGCAGTCAAATAAAGTCCATGATATAGGTCTATGTGATCTTCCAACCACATTGTTTCAGCATATTGTCTTGCTTTTTTTGATTCTTTCATGTATCTGTCACAATCTGATGTTAAATGTTCTAACATATTGATTAAATCAGAACCTTTTTTAAATTTGTTATCAGACATTTCATATGTACACAGGTCTTGATATGTCCCAGGTAATCCTAATGCACCAGCTTCTATCATTTTAATATTACTTTTTGATTTATTAAAAATATTATCAACTAAAGGTGCAAATGTAACATTGCTGTTAGTTTTAACTATATCCTGTGGATAGTTTGGTAATGAAGACCATTCCACATATTCCATTTCACCATTATCAATAAATGGTTTAAGTGCTAATGGATAACAACCTTTCCAAACAAACTTAAATTTCTTCCTAGCCTTTATAATTTCATCTATAACATGATGAAAATCATCTTTCATTCCTGTTCTGTTTAGAACATCTATATGTGTTCCAGAACCAGAATAGAGAACTCTAGGTCGTTTCTTGTTTTTTTCAAAATTCTTTAAAATATTATCTTCATTATAAAATCTGTCCAACCAAAACTTAGGTGCATAATTTGGAATAACTGTTATATTCTTATTTCCTGTTTTATGAATATAATAATCTTTCATAAACTGACAAGTAACAGTCATTTCATCCATCATACCAATGATATCCAATATATTTTTAACTATCTTATCATCATTAAAAGCATCTTTACATCTATTATAGTCTGGAATGTCTTCTCTGAACACAATATCATCAACTTCATACAATAATCTAATTCCAAAATCTTTCTTGACTCTATTTAATTCTTTTATAAACATCAATTGATGTTCTGTTGCTTGTCTTTGGAACCTAACCGCTTTTATATTTTGATAAAATCTAAGATCCAGAATCATTTGTGTCATTCCAGAACAAATTGCCTTTTGATAAAAATTTAAAAGAAATTCTGGCCATATCATTCTCCAGAATCCACAACCACCATAATCAGCATAATAATTTAATACTCTAGGTAAATTTGCTTCTGGCATTTCTACTGGTGGTGGTGCTGGAATATTTATTGGTTTTAATGCAATATAAAAAATATTTAATAAATTTTCATGAGTACCAGTTGGAGGATTTGGAATAGAGTATTTAATTGCACTATATCCATATGTTACTCTTTTTTTGTCTGTGATTTCTGTAGGTTCTGATTTTTTAATTTTTAAAGCCATAATTTTTATTAAGTATAAAGTAATTGATTAGATAAATCAACTACTTTAATTTAGTTTTTCCATTAAGTTTTTCTAGTTCTATAATATTATCTATGTTATTTTTTGTAACATTCGAATTATGAGATATAATATATATTGATTCTTTATATTTTTCTGAATTTTCTTTTAAAATGTCTATAACATTAGACGTTCCTATGTCATCTAATGCAGAATCAAATAATTCATCATATATATTAATAGAATAAAATATTCCTGTCTGTGTTTTTAATATATCTTGGAATGTGAATAGTATAGCTAAGTCGATTCTTTTTCTTTCGCCACCACTAAAATTAAAATATGAACATTCTTTATTATTT